GTGTTTAGCAATATTGTAATAGTTTAATATTTGTGTAAGTTGTTTAACATTGTTACCGTTATAATAACTATAATCATAATCTTCAAACGCACCTACTAAATTATCCTCATCTCTGTAGTCGTGTTCTGTAATTTTATAAATGATATTCTTCATTATATTATAACATATTTTATATTTATATTGCTATAATAGTTTTCATTATAAATATGAATCTTGTTTCGTAATTTCGTCTATAATATCCATATGCTTAAAAATACACTTGTTAGTCAATCCGGGAAATGATGTAACACTTGCTTTAGTTATTTCAATAATATTAGAGCGTATGCTACTCCATTCATCGTCTACTTTCAAAATAGAATATGAATTAGTTATGAATATGTATATAACTTCAGATAATTCATCCACAATAGCCTTATTCTCTTCGTTCGTGTATAACGTGTAAAAATAATTCTGGATATCTCTTATAATTTTGATAATAGCAGATACTTTAATAACATCTAATTTCATAAGGTTAATATAGAACATGATAATTGATCTTCGTTTATCATTTGCTTTATTAATATCACAATACCTATCATAATCTTCATTTGGAGAACAATATTCTATTGTTTTGTATACGTCTGAACATTTTGTAAAATTTTCTTCAAATATTTTGATCATAAACGGAAATTCATCCATCAACCTCTTGTAAAGACGCGCATATATATCAGAATAGAACATATTAGTGCTAGCTATTGCGAAAATAGATTCACCAATGTCTTTGTATATAGTTTCATTTGTCTCGTCGGTATTATCACTATCGCCAATGGAGGTAATTTCCTGTATTATTTTATCTGAAATACTTTCATATGTTTTCGTAGTTAGTTTATTAACATACTTGCGAATATTGTCTATATGCAGTTGAGTTCCTTTTTTTTCAGCAAATTTAGTAACCTTGAAATTTCTCACTTCCTCCCAGTCAACATTATTCGTGCGTTTATCATATTTTTGTTTTGAAAATTGTGGAGTCCTTATATATTCTGGGGCACCTACCTGATTTGATATATTTTGTATAATATCTAATACTGATTGTTCAATATTAAAAACAAACCCTTCATCTTTTACTCTTGTAAAATCTGAAATATTATATAATAATTCAGTAGTCATATGTATTTATTAGATAAATTATTTATACCTGTTTTATTTTTATTATTATATTAGTATTTTAATAAACTTAAACGAGTATAATGTATATAATTATGTCTGATTTTGACAAAAAGGATGATACTGTAAAGGATGATAATGTAAATGATGATAATGTAAAGGATGATTGTGATGAGATATCTAGTTGGGATGATCTACCAGACGTAAAGCAAGAGTTATTGAGAGGCATATATGGTTATGGGTTTGAAAATCCTAGTCCAATTCAGAAAAGAGGTATTATTCCGTTGTTTAAACAGAAAGATGTAATTGCGCAAGCACAGTCCGGAACAGGCAAGACTGGATGTTTTGCTATTGGTACACTTCAACGCATTGATATATCTTCGCTCACTACACAGGCTATAATAATATCTCCTACGCGCGAATTGTCTATTCAGACAAAAAATGTCTTTGATTCAATAGGAAGTATGATGAAAGGATTAACAACTCATTTGCTAATCGGTGGAACCTCAACCGACAGCGATATTCAAACGCTCTCTTCTTCTAATCCTCATATTTTAATAGGTTGTCCGGGTAGAATACACCATATGATGCGTCGCAGAAAGCTAAACTTAAAATCATGTAAAATAATTGTGATAGACGAAGCGGACGAAATGTTGTCTCAAGGATTCAAAGAACAGATATACGATATTTTTCAATATCTTCCTCGCGAGGTCCAGGTAGCGCTATTTAGCGCCACACTTCCCATTGAAATTACTGGTCTCACCGAAAAATTTATGCGAAACCCTGTTAAGATTTTAGTAAAAAACGAGCAGCTAACACTTGAAGGAATCGACCAGTTTTATGTCGCGCTGAATAACGACGACGAAAAATACGACGCGCTTAAAGATATCTACGGAACAATATCAGTCAGTCAATGTATAATCTATTGCAACAGTATACATCGCGTTCAAAATCTATATAATGCAATGATAAGCGACGATTTCTCTGTGGGACAGATACACAGCAATATTGATAAACTAGAGAGAACCCAGAATTACAACGATTTTATTTCAGGCAAAACGCGCGTTCTAATATCAACGAACTTAACAGCGCGAGGAATTGACGTTCAACAGGTTAGTAGTGTAATTAACTTTGACGTCCCCAAAGGCGTTGAAACCTATTTACATAGAATCGGCAGAAGCGGTCGCTGGGGAAGGAAAGGAATGGCTATTAATTTCGTAACAAAATTTGACGTTACTAATATAAGAAGTATTGAACAGCATTATGCGACCGAAATTAAAGAGCTTCCAGCAAACATTGTGGCATAGCATTCGTTCAAAATAGCTCTTATTATTCTTTTTGTTAATTAATGACTACCTTTAAATTACCAATTTCATATGTAACAAATACATATAATGTTGATACAAACGTTATTAATGATTTAGAGCTAGTTGATAGAGAAACATCTTTGTATAACAAAGTATTGAATCCGACTACTGAGATGGGTAGAGAGACTATAAATATATGGGCAGGCAAATATTCAACAAATACAACATTTTTAAAGGACACACAATCATTAATTGAAAAAAAAATGCCAAAATTAAAAGATGATTATGATAAAGAACTGATTGTATGGAACAAAATTATGAATAAAGATGCGAACACTACACTTGATAAATCTACACTTGATAAATCTACACTTGATAAACCTAATACCGACGAATCATCTGGTTTTCACGAAAAATATAACTATGTTGAATGGAATTATCTTAGACATCTAAATAACAATGCCGTTTGTATGCAGTGGTTGAGTATATATAATATGTTGTCGCCAGTATTGACTTTGGCGATGCCAATTTTCTTTCTAATACTTCCATTCTTTATACTTAAAGTGCAGGGCACGGGTATATCACTTACTAATTATCTTGAACTGCTCAAAATAATGTTTCAAAAACACCAATTTGGTAAATTATTTAGTATATCGTCGGCGTCATGGGATCAGCGAGTCTATATTTTATTGTCTCTCTTCTTTTACGTTATGCAAATATATCAAAATATCCGATCGTGTATTAGATTCATAGTAAATATGAGAACAATCCATGAGCAAATATTTACTATGCGCGAATATATTGACCACACAATCAATATTATGAATGAGTTTGATGATACCTGTAATGAATACGAATCATACGACGCATTCATCCATGATGTTAGAGGGAATATGTTAATATTGGAGGAATTTAAAACTGATTTAGACCTAGTGGAAGATGTAAAATGGTCAATTAGTAAGTTTAATAATATAGGAAATGTTATGAAATGCTTTTATAAATTATATAATGATACTCGTTACCAAGAGGCAATTAAATATTCGTTTGGATTTTGTGGCTATATAGATGTGTTGACTGGTGCTAGTGAAAATATATCAACCAAATATCTAGGGAAGTGTAAGTTTAGTAAGAAAAATAACCGGTTCACTGACGCATTTTATCCTATCACGCACACCACCCCTGTTAAAAATACATATGATGTGGATAAACATCTTTTAATCACTGGACCGAATGCCGCTGGAAAAACAACCATTTTAAAAACAACTCTATTCAACATATTAATCTCTCAACAGCTAGGATATGGTTGTTACCGTAAGGCGACAATTACTCCATTTCATCGCATTAATTGTTATATAAATATTCCGGACACTTCTAATCGCGACAGCCTATTTCAAGCAGAGGCGAGGCGCTGCAAGAATATATTGGATACGATTGATGAAGATGAAAATGAACGCCATTTTTGCGTATTTGACGAATTATATTCAGGAACGAACCCATACGAGGCAATTAGCAGCGCCGTTTCATTTCTTGAGTATGTTAATAAATATAAAAAGGTTAAATTCATAATTACAACACATTACCTTGATATATGTAATAAATTAGAAGACAACAATGATATGCGCAATTGTAATATGAAAATAAACAGCAATGAAGATGGCGGATTTGATTATACGTATAAATTAGTGGATGGAGTATCAGATATTAAGGGAGGCGTCAAAGTTCTCAAGGATTTGGAATACCCCGAAGGAATAGTTAGTAATACGCAGAAACTAATGAATAAGATGAATATTTAATTCGTTTGGTATTTAATTCGTAAAATTATTATTTAAATATTATAATCCAGTTTTAAATAATATGTTTCAAGAAAAAGGAGTTCTCATCTCAATCTCTCTAATTTTTTTATTAGCAGGTCTAATAATTTACTACGTAACCAACAAGTTCAGGAAGATAGAAGGAACGATTGCCAAACAAAACGATATACTTAGCGATTTCATCATTAATGTGCGAAATGAAATAGGTGGTGCGCCGGTAGGTGGTGCGCCGGTAGGTGGTGCGCAAGATAACGATACTAAGGAGATTCTCCTTTCTGGTCCTGCGAGCAACGATGCTACTATTGAGGCGAAGCTCGCCGCCGAAAGTTATCATGCCAGCAAAATTGAGGTTTCTGATGCCGACGATGAAAGCGACAGCGAGAGCGACACTGATTCCGACGAGGAGAGTGATGTAGATACCAGACAAATCAATCTTTCGCCTGATAATTCTAGTATCGCTCCACCACTAGACGATGTAAAGGTGATAGAAGTTGTCAGCGATCCAGTTAAGGAAGACGAATTAAATTTAGCCGTGCTGAGCCATATTGATATTACGAGCGACGGTTCAAATATAAAGGCCATTAAACTCAGTGATGTAATTAGTGGTATGGTAGGTGACGTTGGACTAGTAGAAGATATGGACGTTATGGACGCAAAACAACCAGCCGTTGTATCGTCAAACGATGTATCTACAGATGTTCCATTTAAGAAGCGAAAGGTGGAGGATTTAAGAAAAATCGTATTAGATCACAATCTAACGGTTCCTGCCGAGGCAAATAAGATGAAAAAAGCTGACCTTCTTACGCTAATTGAAACCAATCACGATAAACTGGTTTAAACTTTTTATATTTACATATATTAAATGAGTTGGGCTACCTCTTATGCTGGATCTAATAATATACATTTCAAGTCCCCTCCCATTATGCAAGACGGTCGCAACTTTGCGACGTGGCAATCGGGAGCTACCATCAACGATAATATCCGCAAACAATCGGGCATCACACAGAATTGGCAGTACCGCAAGTATTTAACCGATAATGCCGATAAAATAATCAAAGAGAACCAAATGGGCGCATGCGATAACTGTGGGGACTGTAGAGTAAATATTAACGACAAGACAAATTATCAGACGTCGCCATTTATCTACACGCAGGAGAACGAGAAGTCACAGCCGTATGGATACGAGAGCAGCGACTTAAAAAACATTTATTTAAGCAAGAATGACCTACAGGGTCGCCAGGTTTCGCCCGTATACACGCAGGAAGAGCTAATCAAACGCTTTTTCCAGAATTCAAAGTAATCAAATTAAACATATATTATAATTTATTAAACATATATTATAATTTACTAGCAATATGAAGATATTAAGTATTGACGTGGGGATAAAGAACCTTGCGCTATGTCTTTTAGAGGTTAATAACAATAGCTATAGCATATTGAAATGGGATGTCATCAATCTTTGTGGAGCTATTCCCTTATGTAAGGAGGTTGTTAAAGGCAAAATTTGCAATAAACAATCAAAATTCTCCAAAGTTAATAAATATTATTGTAAAACTTGCGCGAAAAAGACCGAGTATATAGTTCCTAACAGTAAGTTGAACACAATAGAGAACAAACGTATCAAAATATCCGAATTAAAAACAATTGCTAATGAGTATGAAGTGACTATTGGAGAGAAAATGAAGAAACAAGACATAGTTGATGTATTGATTTATTTCAAAGAACAGAAATGTATGGAAAATTTACAGCAAATCTCTGCTTCTACTATGCCACTTGTTGATATTGGAGTCGCTATTCGCGAGAATCTTGGAACCAGCGATTATATCAATGCCGATAAAATACTAATTGAGAACCAGATTAGTCCTATTGCGAATAGAATGAAGACAGTTCAGGGTATGTTAGCACAATTCTTTATCATGAAAGGCGTTGAGGATATCGTCTTTGTATCGGCCGCCAATAAACTGAAGCTTTTTATGGGGAAAGAAAAAACAACTTATAACGAGAGAAAGAAAATTGGTATAGAAATTACAAAAAACATATTGAACGCTGATAAAAACATTAGTCATGTTGAGCAAATATCAAATAGCAACAAAAAAGATGATTTAGCAGATTGTTTTCTACAAGGTCTTTGGTATATTTTAGAAAATAATTTAGCTAAAACCGAATATAAGAACCTTGGTTCGGAATCCTAAGAACCTTGGTTCGGAATCCTAAGAACCTTGGTTCGGAACCCTAAGAACCTTGGTTCGGAACCCTAAGAACATTAAATATATTTAATTGCGGATTACTTAAAATTATAAGTTCTAGATTAAACATAATGAATATTGAACCCGAAGTTATAGACATTAATACTATGGGCGATACGCCAGTCATCAGTCTCAATGAAGTTACACCTACCACAGAACACAAACCATCTGTTAATTTTGGTTCCGGAATTGAGCTGCTTATGAACGATAAGCGAAAGAGCGATCCAAATAAAAAGGGAGCCGACATTGATATTGATGACCTCAACGATTTAGAGAACGAGCTGAACGACCTGTCAGACGTAATTTCCCCCAAGGCGCCGTCAAAGTCGGGGATGTTTAACCAGATGTTGAGCAGCTCGTCGGGCGGAATTAAGCTGAATGTTGACGAACCGAACAGCTCCAGCTCTTTTGGTGGAGATACCAAACCGATTCAGCTTAACAAAAGCGACCCGACTCCGATGGCCAGAGCGACCGCTAGTCAAAGCAAAGATTCTGATAA